TACTCCTGTGCGCTTAAACAAGCCCAACGACTTCATCGAAGTCCACGCCAGTTCTAACAGCCACGAAGTTAAGAGTAACGTAGTTGATAGAACGTGCAGGCTTAACGAAGACCGAAGCGACAAACTGATTGTTATCAATGATCTCCGCTGTGTTGTTTGTTTCGTCACAGACAACACGGAAATCAGTGATACCGCGTCGACCCTTAATCTCTCTCAAGAAAGGCTCGACAATGTTAACGAACTCTGCTCTTGTGAATTCATCATTGAATTCAAACATAACGTTTTGTGCTGCAGACTTGATTGCGCGCTCCATCACCAAGAACAGGCGACGAACGTTAATGCGATCAAATGCAGACGGGCGACCAAGCTTGGTCTTATCACCGAACAGAAGAATACCTTGACCAGGCAGATTCACAATCGGGTTCACTGCTGCTTTGTAAAGCGTATCTCTTTGCGACTTGGTTGGGTTGTATGCCAACGCTGTCACACCGAAATACTGCCCGCGACGCTGACCTGCAGGCGAGAACCAAGGTGCGCTGTTATTGTCAGCAGCAGCCATGATACCAGCAGTCGAAGCCGCAGCAGGGACAAACACATACTTGTCTCTATACTTATCATAGACTTTAACGTAGTTATTGTCCAGGATGACGTAAGAAGAAGAGTTAAGAGTGTTAGCCCAAGTTGCAGTTGTGGACGCAATTGTGGAAGTATTTGTCTTATTCACAACAAGATTGCGAGAAGGCGATGCAACAGCAACGCAATCTTTTCTTTGAGTGCTAGCAATCGAAGCGAGATAGTTGATGATGGTTTTTTGATCAGCATCAGCTTGCATGCCAGGTGCAATCAAGAAATCAACTTGAATTGTGTCTGGATCATTGTACTGATCAAAGCCTGTCTGATAGTCACCAACGTCTAGTGCAACGTGAGCACCGCCACCGAGCGAATAGTTGTTAACATCTGTAGAACCAGGTGCTGTAAACGCTGCGCTAGTGGTGATACCAGTGAACTCAGTTGCAAGGCTTGCAGCCCACACATACGAAGACTGATTGTTCAGAATGTCAACAACATAGTTGGTCGAACCATCGTCTTTCTTTGCATCAGTTGCGAGAGACGCATAGGGGAATGTCTCAAGAATGGTGCCAGGTGTGCCGCTGATCTTACCGTCTTCGTCATACACAACAACGTGAACTTCGTCGTATGCTGTAGCAGAGCTAAGAGCAGAAACGTGAGCGGAAGTTGCAGGCGCACCGTCAAAGAGCGCAGACATGTCCACACCGTCAACAGTCCAGTTGTCAAATGCGCTGTCGCTAGTAGAGTGAGGGCAAATAGAAACTTTAATGCTGTTTCCAAGAGTGCCAGGATACTTAGCAACAATCTTGTTGGATGTCAGAGTTTGGGCGTTCCAGTTGTCAAGATTCTTTACAAGAGGCGCAGTACCAGCAGCACAAGCGTTTCTGTCAGAATCGCCAACTGCACGAGTCACATAAGCGCTACCCGAATACTTGAGGAACATTGCTGCAGACAGAAAGTCAGAAGCGTCTGCAGAATCTAAAGCAGGAGATCCAAAAGTTGAAACAAGCTCAGCCTCGTTACCCACAAGGATAGGCTGCTCAACTGGACCCCAATTAAAGTCTCCTACCAACGCACCCGTCGAAGTAGTCACGGCTGGCACAACACCAGACAGATCGAATTCCTTCACGAGAATGTTGGGAGACTCAGATGGTATTAATGCCATGGTCGTGTCCTTTTTTCGTTAACATATGATAAGAGAACATAATACGGAAGATTCACAGTATTTATTTATAAAATGCGCGTTTTCAGTACACATCTTCCCATATTTGCCACGGTTCGTACTTCATTTTGTCTTTCTCTTCGATTTCTCTTATCGCTTCACTACCATCATCGACAAAGCCAAAAGGCACGATTGCTTCTTCGATCTCTCGCATTTTATTTTCGAACATCATTTGTTTTAGATTGATGTCTGTCATGTCAGCAAACATTTGAGTCGATATAAAATAACCAAGCATGACAAGATTCATCATCAAGTCGTCATGATTGCCATCACTTGCTTCGTATGATTGCCCTTTTGAGACAAACGTAGATACTTCTAGAATCGTCTGCTCGTCACAAATGTCAAGCTTTCTTTCTTCAAGCAAGTCTTTAATACCCGAGCATCCAAGACGCTTGACTTTGCGATTCATTTCAATGCCAATTGCGTTTGCTTTGACAGCAGATTCGACATGGACATTTTCGTATTCAAGGTCGTAGTACAGACCATTACAAACTACAGCACCTTGATCATTTGACTCAATGACCACATATGCGTTATTGTAGACTTTCGCAAATTTATAGATAATATCAGGGAAGAGTATTGGAGAGATACGATTATTTCGATACACTGCGACCTGTCTAAAGGGGCGCTCAGATATATCGATGACATTAAATGTCGAATAGTCCTGTCCTCTTCCTTTCGCTACGTCAACCATCATGAGATATTCATGCTTCTCTTTGGTCTCTTCGTAGATTTTTACATCACCGCTTTCAAGAATTTTCTTAGGTGGTTTCGCTCTTAAATCAAGCAGCGTTTCTGCATTGATCAGAGTGTCGCCTGTACCAAAGAATGTGTTACCAAATTCTTGGTCGAACTGCATCTGCGAAGTGTTCGCGATTGTCTGACGCTTCCACTCATCGTCACGCCCGGGCACGTCCCACCAGTTAACAGTAAACGCTTTGTATTCATTTGTCTTCTGAACTGCACCTTCCCAAATCTTGTGAAAAGTATTACCTATTCCGTTCGCTGTAGATGTGATAATAACTTTGGTGTCTTTACCCGCGGATATAACGGGATACGTCGAAGTATAGAATTCACTTGCTCGCTCAACAAAAGCAAACTCATCAAGAAATAGTAAGTTAACAGACATGCCCCGAATAGAGCTACCAGAAGTAGCAGCAGCAATGATCCGAGAATTATTTGAAAACTCAATACTACCTTTGTTAAGAGCCCTACAGCCCGGTTGTAAAAAGAAGGGTAAATTTTCCAAAGCCAATGTAACACGAGCAAGCATCTCCCTAGCAGTTGCACCTTTGTTCGCAAGAACCGCAATAGTTTTTTCGGGATGAAAGATTGCATACCAAAGAAGATAGACAACAGACGAAATAGATTTGCCAGACTGACGACAAGCAAGAACAATAGAGAATCGATTACCATTGAAGTGATCGAACATCTTTTCTTGATAAGGATACAAATTAAAGTTGACAAGACCTTTGTCAAGTGATATAATCTTTACATAATTTCTTGCAAAGTATGCAGGATCGTGCATGCATTTTGCATACTCACGAACTTCGTGTTCAGACCATTCCTGTTGAACACCGTCCGCTTTTACATTAATGTTGCCTAAGTAATGTCTTTGATCATTCATTCGTAGGGCTAACATCAATCACCTTTTCATCATCATGTTTCATTAATAATCTTTGCAAGTCAGTAGTGCTGCCAATAAACACATTGTTATTGGTGATTGCCTTTTGGTCTTGTTTCTTATCTTGTTGAGTCACATCTCGCGTCTTCTTGTTAAGCTCCATAAGCTTATCATTAACGTCTGAGATATTCTTAATCATGTTCGAAAGAACTTCGAACGCGCGAGGATGCTCGGATTCGCGAGCGACTTCAATCATCAGATCAAGCGATTCTCTTCCCTTGTCTATTAGTTCGTAATAGGTTGCGCGAGAATAATCGTAGTCTGACTTGATGTTTGGATCATCATCTTTCATAATATTATTTATAATTTATTAGAAGCTGGCTGCATCCGCATAAGCTTGGGTTCTAAACTTAAACGTGGCTAACAGTGCATCGCTATAGCCAGACGCTCTACCATAGTATTTGACAGTGTAATCTTTACCAGAGAATACGTCAGCACCTGCACCTGCAGTTGCTGAAGCACCCATCTGAATCGACTCTTCAATTCCATTCGAAGGTGTTGCTTGCCATCCAAGATCAATTTCAGGTCCAGTAATTCCAATAGGCTGAGTCGTTATGCTATACACAATCTTAATTTCATCAGGAACAACTGCTGTGTTGGTGTAGATTGTCACAGGAGAAGTTGTCAGCGTATTTGGCGAATCAATTGGCTGATACCAAAGTGTCGTATCATTTGCTTCGTCAAGTTCAACTGTAATCTTAAATCCGTCGCTCGCGCGAGAAAATCTTGTAGTAAGTTTTGCTGTGGCGGTTACAGTTTCGCCATCGTCAGAAGCTTCTTCGTCGCGAATGTATGCAGCAAAGGTGTTACCTTCTTCGGGGCGCTGTGCAATGAACGTGCCTGCAGGAATGTTCGACGTATCGTTAATCGTAATAAGCGGGCTAGTGCGAGACAACGGAGTGCCGCTTACTGTACCAGAGACAGATGCACTAAACGTTTCTGCAGACTCAACCACACCATCAGCAGAAGGAGTGACAGTAAACGAGCCTGCATTGCTTGTTATTGTTACAGTGCCCGAACTGACATCAAAGTCGCCTGCATTCGACACAGACCAATTCAGAACAGTGCCATCAGGAACATTAGATGTCGTCACATTAATTGTTGCATCTTCACCTTCGTTCACATCGTTCGGACCAACAACAGCATCAAGAGAAGGTACTGGCGTTGTCGAAGTGTCATTGATGGTGATTGTAGTAGATTCTGCGAGCAGACCACCCGACGGCGCATTCGATACTTTCACCACAAATGTTTCTGTACTTTCTGTCGTCAAATCTTCCGCAAGTGTCAGTGTAAACGAACCAGTTCCGCCAGTTACAGAGAATGCTATTCTGCTAGCTTCTGAAGCCCAACCAGAAGAGAAGTCTGCTTGTGCAACTGTTCCAGAAACGCTTTGAATCCAGTAGTAATATAGACCGTCGTCACCAGACAGGGTGAAGTTAACAGAACCGCCTTCGTTTACGCTTGTTGTGCTTGGTGTCAGCGTATATGTGGTTCCAGCAATTGTAAATTGCTGAGACTTAAGCAGCGTTCCGCCTGTCGATGCAGTGTATAGAAGACCTGCAAACAATTCATTGCTTAGTTCAGAACTGTCAGAAAGCGTCACTGAGTTTGTAGTACCAGAATTATTTGTAATCGTTACCGCTTCTCGGCTAGAACTTGTAGGTCTGCTACTCAGAAAATCATATTCATCTGTTGATATGTCATCAAGATAGAAGTAATAAGTGCCGTCTTGAATATTGCTACCTGTTATATTAAATGTAACAGTATCACCTTCTTCAATGATTGAAGGAGTTGAAGTAATGTTATACACAGGTGCAGCGTCGTCGATAGTGAATGCACTAGAAACGCTAATAGCAGGAGAATACTTTGTATTGGTTACGGTGAAGGTACCAGACACCGAACCTACATAGCTGTCATTTGAAGTCACAGCAACCACAATGTTTTGACTTGTCGAAGTCAGCACGGTCGTACCAGAAGTTAACGCAAGTCTACTATCGCTTGCTGCTGCACCCGTAATCGCCCAGTTTAATGTATCACCAATGTCAACTGTATCAGCAGTAATTGCTGCGGATATGCTATTGCCTTCTGTTACTGTACCAATAGACGCAAGACTAAACGTCGGTGCGTTATTTGCAATTGTTATGGTCGCAGAATCTTTTTTGATTCCATCGAACGTCTGGATGATAACTTTGAATTGCTCGCCCGAGTCTGTCAGACTAGGATCAATTGCAGGTGTTATAGCAAATGAGCCCGTGCTGTTTCGAATAAAGAATGGCGCAGGCGATGCAGAGTCCGGCGGTGCTGTAGCAAAATCAGAATCGCTAGTGGTAATATGCTCCACATAGTAATACAGAGTTGTGCTACCACTTCTTGGGACATTTGTACCAGTTGCTGTAAACGTAACAGGCAATCCTTCGCCAATCAGCGTAGTACTAGGTGCAAGAGAATATGCAGACGCAACATCATTGATTGTTACTGTGGTCGAACCTCGTGTTCTGCCCAGTGTGTCACGCAATATCACAGAAAATTGTTCAGAACTTTCCGTTTCGTCGCTATCAATAATTGGCGTAATTGTAAAACGACCAATTGCAGTACCCGCGCTATCATTGATTGACAGATAGCCAGAGTTTAGCAGCGTCGGTGCATTTGTAAAGTCGGACGGTGTTGTACTATCATGACTAACATAGTAGTAGATAGAACCAATGTTTTCAGGTACGTTAGTTGCTGTAACTGTCAGTGTAACAGGGCTACCTTCGTCAACACTACCAGGAGAAGGTGTAATTGTAAACTCACTGGTCGATCTTTGTGATACCGCAGAATCTAACATCACCGCGCTAATTGCTTCGGTAACAGTATCTTCGACAGACACTTCTGCGCCAAGATACATGCCGGCAGGATGCGCAAATAACTTGAAGATATCGCGCCACTTCGAAATGGGAACACCAACACGAACCAGCAAAGCAAATGTTTGATACAACTTATCGTTCGTCAGATAGCGTAAAGAGTCCGGACCAATCTGAGATGCGGTATCGTTTAATGTAAAAACATTTTCTTTTGGGTAATCAACTTCGGCGTCGAGCCCGTAGAACGATCTAAAGAACCATTCAATCGCAAACTTCGTACCTTTCGATCTAAACAAATGATTCGAAAAGTTTGCGGCTGCTCTTTTCTCAGCATCAGTATCACCAAAGCCTTCGAAATATGCTTCGCCAAGAAGAAACTCGTCTTCAATAAACGAAAGCAAAGTGATATCTGTTTCATTGATATCACGCGCAGCAAACAGGTGATCAAGAAGTTCATTAGGATTGTTCTGATCTTGCCACTCGTAGTAGCGCTTGAGCAGAGAAATAAACTTAGGATATAATTGAGCAAAATGTTCAGGCAGAACACTTTCGACCTGCGTTTGACGCAGATTAAGATGCCTTCTTCTTCTGTCAAGAAATCCGTTATGCATTAGATTTAGACAATATTAATCGTATTGCCCATAGCAGAGTTGGCTGTGGACTGATAATAAAGAGAGGACGGAGCGCTCATCGAAACTGCAAAGACAACCGTACCTGACCCACCATTGTTTGTAACACCAGTAGAGTATGCAGTACCGCCATCGCTATCTCTTATTTCAAGAGGATCAGCGACCGGAACGTTTGTGAATCGATAAGTCTCACCTCTGCGAAGATACAGTACAGGATCGTTTTCAGCAGTCGGGAACCAAACGCTATTTGTATCGCTGAACGTGTAATTCGTCGAACCAGCGGTAGAGCTTAAATCAAAAGTATTCGTAACCGGAGTGTTTTGCACATAAGCAATCACTGCGCCAGTAGTAGGAATGTAGCCGGAGCTATCGTAATTTTCAATGCCATCTGCTGCTGTAATGAACCCATAGGTTGTGATATCATTGATTATATCAGTCAAAGAACCAAACTTAATATCGCCTGTCATATCAACATTACCGCCAATAATCAAATCATTGTTGACGGTTAGGTCTTGATTGACAATCGCATTGTCACCCGAGTCTGTGACATTACGAGTGATGCCTGAAAGGAAATTCAGTCGAGTAATTTTCTTTGTGGTGACTGCAGAGGTATCATTGATTACAAGAACGTCATTGTCTTCGACATTCTGTAATTCTGCTAGCTCTGATATTCTAATGTCTGCCATTGTCTTTCCTCAACGCTATAGCGATATTTATAGCGACGCGCTTTGTGTTAGGGTGCCTGCCATGAAGACATTACCATCCGAATCTATCTTGACTTTCTTGACGCCTTGATAAGCAAAGAAAAGCTTGTTTGCACTTTCATACATTTCCCAATTTGCTGTCGAGAAAATACTTGTAGAAAGTTTTTGTGTCGATGGAATATAAGTTAAACCAGTATTGACATTTACATTGTCATTACCAGAACTGATGCTTCCGAGATGTGGATAGTAAGTAGAACTATCTGCAGAAGTAACAGCCGTAACTTTAACCGACGTAGCAAGAGTTGCACTGTCAGCAGAAATATTGGTGAGATTAGATCCGTCGCCAGAGAAGAAACTAGCGCTAAGAATATTCGTTTGCGGATCATAAACCAGATCCGAGATTGTGCTTACACTGTCGTATCCAGTCTGTTTGGTGCGCAGCATGAGATAATGCACACCGTTAGAATCTAGAATTTTAGCGTCTGTCTGCTCAGCAGTTGTAGTCACTGCAGTGCTTGTAATACCTGTAAGACCAGAACCATCGCCGTAAAGCGTCCCTGTGACCAGAACATCATCAAAAGCATGAATAACACCTTTGACATAAAGATCACTATCGATGGTTGTCTCGCCGTAGATTCTAACACCAAGTGCAGAATCATCAGCATTCGACAAGGCATTTGCTGCTACTAGAGCAAACGAAGCATTTAGCGCACTATCTGCTTTGACATTGCCCAACAAGCTTCCATTACCAGAAAAGAATGGTGCAGACAAAACGTTCAGATTTGGATTATAATTAAGATCCGAATCGGTTTTTGCGACATACGCACCATTTACAGAATCGACAAATGTCAAATAAAATAAATCGTTTGAACTGTCTTCTTGAACAACAATCTGAGCAGCAACTGCTGCGGTTTCTGCAGCAGAAGCGCCTGCAAGCAATTCGCTTACAGTAACCTGCTTTGTTTGATTTTCGTTAGTATCGACAATGATTAGAACATCATCGTCTGCTGGCGTAGCGCCAAGAGCATCTAAGTCTGTTATTCTAATGCCAGCCATTGTTAACCTCTTTCAATCTGTGATTTCAGCGCACTGACTTCATCTTGTAATTCTTTTATTGCAGCGAGCAGAATAGGAACCATCTTACTGTAGCTAACCGTTTGATATTTTGGTGTGCCGTTGCTATGAAGTGCATCTTTATCACCATTGACCAGATAAGGAATCTGCTCTTGAAGTTCGTGGGCAATCACACCGATTTCTTTTTCTAGAGAAGTCGTAATGTTGAATTCATATATGTCAATATTTGTAAGTTTATCTAGCGCACCCGTAAATGGTTTGATATTTGACTTAACACGATAGTCAGACACAATACCGTCAACATATGCTTTGACAGCACCAGTGGTCGGAATCGTAGTGTCATTGTCATTGCTTGCAACACCATCGGCAGTATCGACAAATTTCGTGACAGTGATGTTTTCAATCGCATCTTTCAAAGAACCAAAAGTGACGGTATCATTGACCGTTAAATTGTTTGTTGTGAAATTATCGACAAACGCACCCGTAGCAGAATCTCTAAGATTGCTTGCATAGTTCTTAAACAAATTGGCAAAGGTAATTTTCTTAGTCGTGTCTTGACTGGCATCATTAATGACCAGATAGTCATTAGACGCAGCAGTTGTAAGCTCTCTCAGACTAGATATTTTAACGCCTGCAATTGCCATGTTAAATCCTCAAAAAATCGTTTAAAGTATTTATAACGGTATCACGGTAATATTGACCGTGCCAATCTCTGACTTACCACCAGTTGGTGTTGCTCTATAAACAAAAGTGTCTGTGCCCGAGAAGCCAGCATCAGGTGTATATCTGAAAACACCAGTGTTTGTATTCAGAACAGACAGCGAACCATTCGACGGATATCCGCCCGCAGCAATTGTGTACTTGACTTCATCTGCTTCGAAAGTATCGTTCGACGCCACATTGATATCGATGAAGTTCTGCCCTAAACCAAGGTCGAGTGTTGCAGTATCGCCAATAGCATCAGCCTGTGAAGAGACAACAACCGCAACAGTGGTTCGAATGCTCCCGCCCCCTATTGTATTTGCTTGCACAACAAAACTGTCTGTACCATGCCAGTCAGAATTTGGTGTGTAAGACCAAGAACCTGATGCAACAATACGACCTGTTTGCGTAGTGGTGTTTCCTGTCAAAGACGCAGTTGCAGTTCCGTTTGTAGGTTGTGTCGATATTTCTAGCGACTCAATATTTCTTGGTGCATAATTAATCTTGAAGTTGCTGTTTGTAACTGTACCACCGTCTTCGCTAATCGTGCTAGTAAGCCCTTCTTGACTGAAGCCACCAAGCGAAACATTTCCTAGAACGCCAGTCTTGCCAATCTCATAGAAGTTAACATCTGCTTGAGTAATGATAGAACTTGACGAAGAAACGTTTTTAAACAGACTCAACTTCATTTCAAAATCAAGTGTATAGATGATTGATCTTCTCGCTTCAAGCAAGCCTTCAAAGTCATCACTAAAAGTAATACCTGTCAGCGAAATAGGCGTATCTTCCTTTGTATCAAAATCATCAAGTGGCTTGACAGTCACCGTATACTGTGGTGTAAAGTATGGTAGAATCTGTTCAACAATCTGCAGCGCATCGTCTTGTGCTTTTGCGTATATATTCAACTGAAAACTTACAGTGTACGGAACTGGTGTATAAACTTCTTGCGCACGATCTTGTAGCCCATCAGGAAATGCTACGCACTTATTCATCTTCGGTAACTGACGAGAAGCATCATAGTTCATTGCCATAATTTCAAAGGACATTCTTGGCAGCTTGATTGCTACTTGACGCTCTGCTTCTTCGCCGTTCTGCATTGCGTCAATTCTAGCAAGAAAGTCTCGCTTAGGTGCGTATGACAGAGGCACCTTGACTTGGCTAATAACATCACCTGCAGCGTCAGTTCTTACAACATTAATATTGTTAAACAGTGAACCAAATACAGCCACTGCTTTGCGAATTCTTTGATGGTAAAAATACGGACCAAACATTATGCAGGGTCTCCAAACGGATTGCTTTCAGAGAAGTCAAGAATATTCGTAGCTTCGGTGTCAAACACTGCGTTCTGCTGACTTTCTTGCAAGTCTTCTTCACCCACTGCAGTTGGCTTGCCACCAATACCGTTCTGATTCTCTACGCGATACTGTGTGCTGAATGTATGAAACTCACCATCATCTGCACCCGCATGCGCGACCCATACTTTGTAGTTAGACGAATCTGCGGCGTCAATCTTCACAACATCACCAGTGACTGTAAAGCCATTTGGATTTGTCTGTGTCAGTGTATCGCCAATCTCAAACTTACCAGTGTTTTGTGCTAGATCAAATGTAAGCAAACGCTGATATGCGTGGTAAGTTTCGATATTGTCAATCTCAAGCCCAGTGTCGAAATCTTCATCATTATATTCAAACAATTCTGCACGAATACGAAACACGGGGAGGTCTTTCAGTTGATAGAAAGGATTCTCAGTCTCCACTTTCGTAATCTCAAAAAAAGACTTCGACAGTGTGAGATAGATTAGATCGCCTTCGCGAGGGCGATAAAAATTGCTGGTGTCTGTATTCTCATAGTATTGAATCGCACTGTTCCAGCGACGACGCGCAACAATGAATGTCGCAGCGTCACGAATTTCTACACCAAATTTTGTGAAAAGATCCCCTTCCCCATCAAAGCCTTCGGTGTTTTCAATGTACATTTCAATACGATATGCATTGTCAAACCTAGAAGTTGCGTCATCGTCAAAAATGGTATCGCGCTTGACAATTTCACGAGGTAAATAATAAACATCTTGCCCATAGATTTTCATCGACTCTATTATAATATCTTCATAAAGTCTCTGCTCTGATGGCGTGCCTTGAGTGAAATATCTATTGACTGCCATGTTAACCCACGAAGAAATCGACAGGCAATTCTTGCTCGGATCTCAACTTCTCTTCTAGTCTTTCGATGTCTGCGCTAGCATCTTCGAAGATTTGACGACCATTAAGTGTAACACCGCCAGGTAATTGCATCCCTTCAAACTTGCTAAGATTCGCGCCCCATTGCTGCTTGATCAAAGCGGTTGTGTAGTCTTTAATGAACATGTCATTATAGATGCTTGTATGCGTCTCGGGATCAATTGTCTGATAAACTTCAGCCACGAGATAATCATCTTCTTGAAGGTCTTCGTCTTCGAAATCGCCCCAAATATACAGACGATTTTGACGACGCGAGAACTTCACAGTAGGATGCCCGTGAAGTTGTTGATCGATCATGCTCAGATATTGCTCCATCTGATACAGATACGCAAGATCACCCGCAAAGTTAATGAAGTCGCCCATGTTATTCAAAAACATCTGATAACGGATGTCAAACAGATTACCAGAGGAACCATAAGTCGAAGAGAACGGAAACACTTTCGAAACAAAAATAATGTTCGACGAAATAGGCACATAGCCGTTCGTAACATCATCTGCAGTTATTTGATACTTTAAATAAGTACGAATGGTCGCATCACTATGAAACTCTTGGTATTTCTGAATGGCATCGTCAACTTTGTCTTCGATTTGATCGACATCAACATTGACTTCAAGCACAGGCTCACCGAGTCTGCGCAAGCAAAAGTCAATCAGTTCTTGTCTAGATGTTGGTGATGCCATGTGTTATCCCCAAAGAACTCCGCCAGCAGAATCGTAGATTACTAGCCGTCTGCCCGAACCGTCTAAGAATTGCCCACTAAACTGCAGATCAGAACCAACCGAAACGCTATCAGTGGTTGTCAGTTTCTTGACAGTGATTGCATTGTCTGTAGAGTCGCCGCGTGTGGTGACAGTGTGTAATGTGTCTTGCTCAGAGTCTGCAACAATCTCTCTAAAACCAATTACATTATTGCTGTCAATCGTCAAGAAGAAGTTTTCGAACGGTGCGCTGTCTAGCTGAGTGAGACGAAGTTTACCAAACGTCAGACGATTGAGTGCAGGATTATAGCTGAAACTAGAATCAACGTTTGCGCTATCAACACCGCTTAAAGTACCTACAAATGCTGGGAAGAACTCAGCATTCGAATCAGTAGTTTCTACAATGATTTGACCAAATGCGCTGTCAGCTTCGATTGGTGAAGAGAAAACTTCACCAGTAAGTTCGTCGATATAAAGCGCTAGATTTGTTTTGTTCGACTGAACATTACCAATAAACAGTTTGCCTTCGACGGTCAAATCTGATTCTATGATAAGCTCTTTGTTCATCAACCAAGCATCGGGCAAAGCCTTATAGTAGAACTTTGCGTTTGCGCCAGCAATCGTAATACCAGCACTGTCTGCTGCTGCAGCGTTTGGTGCGCTATCTGCTAGAACAATGTTCTTGTCATTGACAGAAAGAGTGGTCGAATTAACAGTGGTTGTGGTACCATTGACCTGAAAGTCACCATTGACGATAAGACGACCCGAAATAAATGCTTCGTCATTTACTGTCAGCTTATCATTGACGACAAGAGTACCATTGATGATACCAGAACTGTCGACCGTCAAAGCAGCAACTTGAATTGGTCTGTCGGTTACATTACCACGAGTTGCAACTGTATCAAGAGTATCAGCATCGAAAATACCATCATCAAGACGACGATAACCAATACTATCATCACCACCGTCTAGAGGATCACCTTTAATGAATAGGGCATAAAGAGAAGAAGCATCTGCAGAATCAAGCGATCCATTTTTAAAAGACAAACCACTGAGTCTAGGATCAGTGGTAAATCTTCTCGTGCCATCGACATTAGAAACCACGAGAGCGCCATCAGAGTCTGGGCGCCCAAAGTTAGGTTCTGCTTGATCAAGCGACAGGTATGTAAAGCGATCGGAGTCTAATTGACTCTGTGATCTAAGCTTTACCTTCCCGCTTATATGCTCTATTTGTTTAGCCATTTAGAGATTCCAGATAACTTAGTACCAACTTCATGTTGCTGCCCGAACCTGGAGATGCAGAGCAACGCACACGATTTGTTTCTTCAACAATCAACTTGCCAGTAATCAGTCCAGCAGCATCTTTTGGCAGAATCGGAAAATCTTTTACAAGTTCTGTCGTCAACACAGCGTCACGATCATAGTGAGAGAACGTGACAGTATGCTCAGCAGAATCCAGATTAGCGACCTGCGCCATCAGAACGATTGCTGTAATACCAGACGGAACAACATAAATGACATCGCTATCCCCAGTAATGGGACCTTCTGGGATGACCGCAGTTGTTGTTTTAAATGTATTTAGTGGGATAGCCATTTATCAACCCTCAAGAGCTAGGATGTATGGAGTTAGAATTGCGTACAGCGATCTTTCGAAAGTCTCACCTTCGATTCGACCAGCCTGTCTGCGGATCGTAAGTTCAGCACCGATTCTAAAGTCACCGAGCTGATCTGTACTTGTGAATACCACCAAGCCTTCGTTTGTTTCCGAATCGAACACAACTTCTTTTGTTGCGTCAGGAACACCACCGTTCTGAGGAATGGCAGTGAACGTGTTTGTACCTGCGCCCACATATTCAAATGTGTGAGAACTTGAGGTAATTACAGAACGCTGTCTGAATGAAATTGTCTGATTACGCTTCATGTTTTGATTCAACGGCGGTTCGAACTGTACGTTATACACCCCAGGACCGACAGAATCAACACCGAGAACTGTATAATAATAGTTTTCAGAATCAAACTTGATTGCATCACCATAGTTTGGCTTCTTATATGCGCCGTATGTATTCAGCCAATCAGAAGAGTCTAGATTGATAATTTCGTTAACTTGAACAATATCATCAAACTTCTGATAATCTGAATCAAGAACACCAGAGTAAAGAACTGGGCTACTACCTGTTGCTACAAGACCGAAGTCACCAAAACTGGTGTTAGAGTTTGTGATAGAGCATTGCCCACCAGTCTCTGCACGAATCGAAGTCGCAGTAGAAATTGTGAAGATAGATACCAACTGAGCATAGCCACGATTCAGTAGATATACACCAGTTCCCGCAGCGTTATATTGAGTGAATGCGTCAGATACCATCGAACGCAGACCCCAGCACTTCGAACCATCAATCTTCATACCGATACCATCGGTCGTGATAGAAGTACAGTTCTGCACATAAGGAGACTGGATGATGAACGGTCCTGCTCTTGGCGAGTCAACATTCGGGTTGAATGCTACGCAAGCAGCGCCGCTCTGGTGATCACGGAACGTAATGTCTTTCAAGAAGCATCCGCTCTTCACATAGAATAGATCAGAGTCTACACTGTTCGGGCGAATGGTTGTGGTTCTTAGGTTGTCACCAACAATAGCAACTTTCTCGGGTAACTGAATTGGGTTCTGAATGACATAATCGCCAGACTTGAGATAGATCGTAATATCGTTAGTAGCATTAGCGCGTTGTACAGACTGAGTAATGATTAGATTTCTGTCGTCATTAATAGACTGAATCGCATCACGCAATTCAGTGCTTACACCACGAGATACCAGATTCGGTTCTACAGCAGCAGCAACACTATCAAGATTGCCCGCAGTAACTGCGCCAATCAGAATGTCAAGAAGTGAATCTGTTACCGCTTCTTCTGTAGTTGTAGCATATTGCCCGCTATTACCAGAAGTGTCAGCACCTGCAGTCAGATTCGAAGTCAGGTTATTCGTGATGATTTCACCAATAATATCTTTCAAGTGACCGTAAGTCTGTGCAGTTGCAACTACTTCAGGATCAGCAGCGCTATCACCAAGTTGATTTGCACCAAAAGAATAGTATGCTCTTGTTACAATATTCGTGGCAAAAGTACCGCCATACATTACGTCAAAGGTAAGACCGTCTACAATAAAACCAACGTCTCTTCTGCATCGAACACTGTCGTATTCTAACCCAGGGATGTTGGTCGAAACATATTCGATGATTTCGCCTTTGAACCACTCACGGTTGTTTTGTAGAATAACTGCAGCATCATTTGCATCGGGCGTAGGAAGAACAGACGGCTCTGGAAAAATAAGATCATCTGCAGCAACTTCTGTGCTTTGCTGCCCATTGACCAGAATGTCAACCACTTCTGACCAGTGTCTTGCATTTCGTGCAAGCGCACCGTCATAGCCAGTGCTGAGTTTTACTGGATCAAGTGACGCAATCGCACCCTTTGCTTCGTTAAATGCGCTTCGTGTTGCGACAATCTGTTCATCAATAACTTTGACAGAGCCTGCTCTTTGATACGCAAGACCAGAAGTCACCGCGTTGTAGTTTGTTCCAAAAGCAATATCGTACTGAAGACCGTCAAGAATAAGCCCTAAGTCACGGCGGCAGATAGATTCGTCGAATTCAAATTCTTTGAGAGTTGTGATAAGGTCAACAGCAGAGTCAATCGTTTGAAAAGCATCAGCAAGAGAAGTACCTAAATTACCAGGCTTACCAGATTTAGCAACATAATATACATTTGGTGTAGGATCGTCACCGACAAGCACAACATCGACGACACCATTTTGATCCCTCTTGAGGTACATTTTACCATCATGAGTATTGATCGCAATCTCGCCGAGAACAAGATCGGAACTATCCGGTCTTCTGTTCGGTACGCTCGAAATTTTATTGATTAATCTTGTGTCTGCCATCTTTGCTCTCTATGCTTGCAATACTTTATTTATTAGAATGTTCCGCCGGTCAAAGTTTGTGCTGTAACCAAACCTTCTACTGACACCGAGAATTGTTCTGAATCAAAGAATACAACACCAGGCGTGTTTGTTGTAGCAGTAGGTACTGCAATTGTCAACTTGTCGCTATCATCACTATAAGTCAGTGTAATTGCCTGCCCTGCGCGAAGAAGTTGGAAAACATCGCTGTCAATAAACTCGCTGAGGGTTCTGTCTCCAACAAAAATATCTCCGTTGAGTCTTGCAGCCCCGCCAATCGTGACATCAGAATCAACCGAAAGATTTGCAATCGATGCAGAGTCTAACGTAGAAAGACCAGCAACGGTCAGATCATTAGCGACCGTAACACTAGAATCAAATGTTGCACGACCCGCAACGTTTAGCGTACCATTAATTGTGACATTGTTAAGAATTGCATCACCAGTGGTAATCAATTCATTAATGGTAAGAATGCTAAGAACTTGCAGATTGTTGATTAGCGCAGAATCACCGACATAAAGCCCGCTGATATTTGCGCTGTCAGCAAAGAGTGCGTCAGAACGAAGTGTATCGACGCTACCAGTAGAGTCTACAATAATAGCGCTAGAAGCAGTCAGTGTGCCATGCGGATGATTGAGCAGATCAGTGAAATACTTACCACCAATGACATCAATTCTTTCTGCTTGCAGAACACCGTCTACAGAAGAGTCGCCGCCCGCACCAATGAAGAGTCGATCACCACCTGCACCAAAGCCGTCTGCAGCGCTTCCAGAATCTGAGAAGTAAGAATATGCAAGTTCGCCAGTGCGCAGCACCAGCGGGTCGCCAGCAGTGCCAGAGCGACGAATAAGAATCTGTGCGCGATCAGAGTCAGAAGGATATGTACGCCCATCGATAATTTGCTTCGACAGCGTAAGAACAGGGCGCCAAGTTTCGGTGTCAGAGTCATATGCAAACAGCGAACCGTCAACAGCTCCAGCCGTTACAAGACCTGTGATTGCATCGATGTCAGCATTAGAAGAAATAACGGCGGCACGATAAGGCGTACCATATGTTATTTTACTTACGAGTGTTCTACTGCCTACTTGTACTATTGACATGCTGACCTCATGTTACCGAAGGAGTTACAGTGATAAGCCCTTCAAGAACTCTTTCTACGATTACGTTAGAATCGCTATCCATGTACGATATTTCCATATCATAAACGTAGCGTCTTCTACTATTTAGCGTACTTGTAACAGTGTTTGAAAGAGACAGATTCACAATACCGGCAGAAGTAGGTACGGTAACATAAGCAGTGAATGGAATTTTATCAGAGTCTGAGACATCGTACCGCGTACTCATTTTAGCCGCAGCAGAAAATCCAGATAAATCTTTTGGAGAGCCATCGACATTTGTGAGATAGACATCTAGAGAAACGTCAGATCCCTGATCAATGGTCAATTCTTCATATCTTGCCATAAGTCTCTAATCCAAAAACAAAACCTTATGGCTCTATTTATAATATTTTAGGCGTGAATGTCTTCAATAATCCAATCTTGAATGCCTTGTGACATTTCAGATCGATCAAGCACAAACGCGATTGTCATTCGTAGAGAGTCATTGGTTCTTGCTGTGTGATAAACTAATTTTTCTTCGGGATCTTCATACGCACCGAAGTACCCTGCTTTACATTGCCATCCTTTAACATCGGGAATGACAACCATTTCTTTCTTCTCATTGTCCCAGTGTTTCCAGTATCCGTCTCCTGTATCACTCCATGTGAAAATGAAGTTGAACGCAGAAGCATTGGCATTGTTATGCCAAGAAATATAACCCCCAGGAGGATACACACTAAACAGTGCATTTCTTTTTAAATTAAAAGTGGTCTGTATCTTTGTCAAAAAACTTTCTAGATGAGAAGACACAGCTCCAATTTTTTGTGTTACTTCATTTCCTCTTGCAAAATTTAACTTACCTACAGCAAACGAATGTGAAGTAACAATTTCAGGAAATCCATTATGATTTCTTCCCATTGATTTCACAACATCAAAGTATTCATCGCCTGTGTAGTAATCAGCATCTTTCTTAGTAAGTCTTTTTTCGCAACCACAAACCACAGATTTGTAATTTTCGTCTTGCACAAACCATAGCGACTCGTTTAAAATGTCAAGAGCAAAATCATTTAAAGGAATATCTTTCATTTAAAACTCTTCGTGTTTGGCAGATGCGGCTGAATAATGCCTAATCACCACTGGCTTAATATTGTGCTGATATTTATACCGCGAAAAAAAGTTCCATCTAGCGTCATCTTCAAAGATGCCTACTTTTAAATTTTGATACTTTGGTTCTTTCTTGACAAGCCACCAGAGCGAGAACTGGTCCCATCTTGAAAGTGATCGTGGATAAGTATGAGTATCCCAAGTGCCGTCACTCTTTGTCGGCCACCATGTTCCTGCATATTGTCTTACGGTCAAATCATACCAATCATTCATAAACTCACGCACTAGAGGATTGCGCATGTCATAGAGACAAACAGCACCACATAATTCAAATTGACCAGCCGGGAACTTCAGTTCAGCATAACAATAAGAGCGCTCTTCAGGCAGACCAGTAAACAGTACGTCATAGTCGCCTAGTTCATCAAAGACATGTTCAATGTCTTCATGCTCTACTTCTGTGTCTGCATCGATATAGAAGCTAAGATCCCACGGTGATTTTGCCATACCCCAAAGCTTTGCGCGACGATGATCATCACACAAAACAATTTCGTCAGCAATTGATTCTCGCCCGTCAAGAAACTTTTCTTCTGTGACTAGGCAGACTTTTGCTTCGGGATAGAAGTCGCGAATAGATTTGATCAAATTTAAAGCAGAGACATAGAAGAAGCTTCGGCGCGACGCTACAACAACGTATCCTTTACTCGGCTCGCTCACTAGATTTGTCTCCAAACATACCCAATTCTTTTGCGATTAGAATGGTTGCAAGTGCATTCATTTCAACTTCGTTTTTTGCGCGGCGAAGTTTTGTGCGTAGAACACGATCATTTGAGTTTTTAATTTCATCAATCTCAAACGCTTGAAGTTTTAGATTAAAAAGTTTTTCTAGCTGAGCAGTCTTTTGCTTCTGTTCAGCGATAGCTCTTTTTTCTTTTTCTTCGCGGTTCTTTCTTTCTTTACGCTCTGCAGTGTTCTGATCTATTCTTTGAATACCAAACTTTTCGACAACTTCTTTGTAGTTCGGGCATTCAGAACCATCAGGGCGAGTCTTCTTAAATTGAAGAACATCTTTTTTCTTTTTATTAGACTGTTCATCTATCGTGGTCAGTCTAATACATTTAACTATTGATCTATCTTCAGTTTCCCAATATGCATTATCCAGATATTCATATTTCATAAATTACCTCACAATCAAAGCCAATCCATCCGACAGAATCATTGCATCAGCACCCAAGGGAGCAAAGATGAGAGACTGCGCAGTTGTTCGCACATACAGCGTATAAGTCTCAAGTTTAACAGGCGTTGAGAGTCGCTGCCCTTCATCCAAATACGGTCCAACATCAGTATCATACACTGCATACTCATTACTATATTCAGCAGTATATGTCGCACCTTCATAATCAGTAGTATATGTTTCAATAATATCAGTACCAACATACTCTGCAGTATAATCTCCTTCGTATGTCAGACCTTCATAGTTTGGTGTATAGTCACCAATGTACGATATTGAAACTGTTCTTGTGTACTCAGAAGTGTAGTCACCAACATATGTAGATATGTAGTCAGCAGAAAAATCGCCAGTATAATTTTCACTGAACTTTCCAATGTATACAGCATCAGATTCACTAGCGTAATCGCCAAGATAGGTTGTTTCACTTTCACTGGTGTAAACTGCATCAGATTCGCTGACATATTCGCCTTCGTATACTAACTCACTTTCACTTTCATAGTTTGCGCTGAAATCACCAGTGTAAGTTGCATCAGATTCACTGGTATAATTACCTTCGTAATTTATTTCAGCGTCAGTAATGTAATCTATAGTTGATTCGCTGGTGTAAGTACCTTCATAGTTTATGAATACTGGACCAGCATAGTCACCAATATAATCTATGTCGATTGAAGTGGCACCACTGCTCAGTGCTGTACACGAACCAGACGCACCACCGGGGCTTGCTGCATAAATAAAACCTGAATAAGTTGATCCAGATACAAAGCCAAAACTAAATCCTGTCTTATTGCTGAGAGGCGGGTTTTCTAATCTAAATCCAGATTTTCTTAAGAAAGTGCTTCCGCCAACAGTTTCATAAACATACCAATTATAACCAGGATTGGCAAATATAAACTGATACGACCAACCAGGCGGGGCTGAATATGTCAGATGAGTGTAAGTACCGATGTAGTTTTCTTGAGGCAGTCCTACATAATCGCCTTCATATACTGCTGAACTTTCGCTTGTATAAACAGCATCAGATTCGCTCGTATATGTGCCTTGATAAGTTATAGAACTTTCACTAGTATAATCGGCTGTTGAGTCACCAGTGTAATCTGCAATGTAATCAATGGTGCTTTCGCTGGTGTAGTCTGCGCTGAAGTCACCAGTGTAATCAATTGTGCTTTCGCTAGTATACGGTTGATTATAAGTCGCAGTGCTTTCGCTGGTGTAATCTGCGCTAAAGTCGCCAGTGTAAATAATACCAGATTCGCTAACGTATTCGCCTTGATATACTGCAGAGCTTTCGCTTGTATAATCAGCGCTGAAATCTTTTATGTAGTCTATTGTACTTTCACTGGTATAATCAGCGCTAAAATCACCAGTGTAAGTTATTGAGCTTTCACTGGTATAATCAGCGCTAAAATCACCAGTGTAAGTTATTGAGCTTTCACTGGTGTATGTTGCACTAGATAGTACTCGGAAAAGTCCGACACTAATTTGATCACCTCTATAGTATCCAGTAGTCCCTATTTGTTGACCAGAAATAACCGGATATCCATTGAATCCTATGCCAGACCCAGAAAGTGTTCCACCAAAAGTATAATTGTAAACACTTGAATCCCCTTCTTCAGGATCAATGCTTACTGTAGCGCCAGAAACTTCAGAAAGACCAATATAATCCGTAGTAAATTCTTTTGCATAACCTATTGAACTTTCGCTAGTATAAGTTGCACTGAACTCTTTTGCATAACCTATCGAACTTTCGCTAGTATAAGTTGCGCTAAAATCACCGGTATAAGTTATTGTACTATCACCAGCGTAATCAGCAGAAAAATCACCAGTATAGTCACCAGTGTAAGTTTCGGTGAAATCACCTAGATAATCTATTGTGCTTTCGCTTGTATATGTCGCACTAAATTCTTTGACATATCCTGCTACATAATCAGCAAGAAAATCACCGGTGTAAACTATACTGCTATTACCTTCGTATGTTGCACTAAAGTCTTTAACGTAAGTAACGCCAGTGTAATCAGCAGAAAAATCACCGGTATAATCAGCAGTAAATTCTTTTGCGTAATCGCCCACATAATCTGCGCTGAAGTCGCCAGTGTAATCAGCAGAGAATTCAAGTGTGTACTCACCAGTATAGGTAACAAATACGCTAGGACCTTGATAATCGCCTACATAGTCGGCACTAAATTCTTTAGTATAATCACCTACATACAGCCCAGAATAATCACCAACATATTCTGCAGTAAACTCTTTAATGTAATCTGCTGTGCTTTCGCTCGTATAGACTGCTTGGAAATCACCAGTGTAATCACCGATAAATGTTGCCGTGAAATCACCAGTATAATCAGCAGAGAATTCGGTCGTGTAATCGCCAATATAAGTTGCGTCAAAATCACCAGTGTATGGAAGTTCTGATTCGCTAGTATAATCTACAGAGCTTTCGCTTGTATAAGTAGCGCCTTCGTAGTCACCAGAATATGTCAGCAGTATATCAACGCCTTCATATTCTGCGGTATATGTTTCAAGAATATCAGAACCTTGATATGTGCCTACATAATCGCCAACATAAGTTTCTTCGTATGTTGGGCTATAATTACCTTCGTATTCTGCTGTGTAATCAGCAACGTAAGGTTCAACGTAGTCTATTTCGAAGAGCGCAAGACCAAGATAGTTTTGATCTTCTTCGTATTCTCTTACGGTGTTAACAGCAGAACCTTTTGCGAGCCAGATACCGGCTTCAGTTGGCGGCCCTTGTTCAGAAGAGCGCAGTTGATATGTCCCGATCTTTGTGGACATGATCAGACTCTTCATTCGCTCACCGAATGTAAATTCAATTTCGGGGTCTGTCAGTTCTTTGATGCCCGCAAATACACCACTGAGTCTGAAAGGCGCTAGAGGGCGAACAGTCGACGGAATAGCTTCTGCTTCTTGCTTGATCCAGATAGAATAACTTAGCTCGGAGCCATCGCTTCGCGTATCGACAAAAACGTCTTCAAGAAATACTGCCCAGTTTGATCCAGGTGAAACCGAAGCGAGTTTAAACGTACCAGGATAATCGTTCTGAAAAATAGACGATAGAAGTCTTGTACAAATTAAATCAAGTTCGAAGTCATTAACTTCTCTCAGACCAGCAGGATCAAGGTCTTTGTCCCAGAAGAATGGATTTCTTTTAAAAGAACTTTCTGTGATAATACTTGCAACGCTAGAATCGTTTTGATACAGATCATAGACATCTGTACTACTAGCAGGTCTTTGCTGAGGCTCGACGCGAACAGTACCAAGATAGAGACTATCGTTCGAAGTCTGAACAGGATTATTCAGATCAGTAGCAGCAGCATTGACAATAATGTCAAGCAGACCTTCTTGAGTTGGCTGAATTCTAAAAGTAGCACGATATAGAGAGTTTAGAGACGCATTCTCAAAATCTTCCCACGTTACTTCAGTTTGTGTGGTGTTAGTAGCAGCAGGTTCTGCAAAAGAAGATTGTGTGCGCAGGGCAGAACCAGACAAGTTTATCTGGTATTCAATTTCATTGAATCCAGTACCTGTGTGAAGAACGTTACCAACAACAACAATATCAAGAACATCACCAACGAAAATTGTTGAAGGAAGTGATGTGTATACTGCATCAAATGTAGTTGCGTGAGTAGAATTGTCTGGTACAGAACTGTGAATGACTTCGAAAGTTCTAACATGAGCTTCTTCTAGCGGAACCGTAGAAGTGTCATTATTGTAATAAGTGTTTTCGTATTGACCTATTAGTGTTGCTGCGGTGTTCGTAGACAGCGCAGAGAGGTCATTAGGCGACATCTTTCCAAGATGAACACCAGCGCGATATGCAAGGTAATCTTCTTCTGTTAGTAGAAGTTCCTTAAACGCGCCAGAGCCAAAATGTTTGAGAGGTCGTAATGACATGAATTTCTCGACAAGTCAAAAAGCAATTATATCTTATTTATAAGAATTTTAAGCATGCTTTTTATTTCGGTAAGTTCGCTTTCCATCGCGTCAACTTTATCTTTGAGGCTCTGTTCGCTTTGTCTTTTCTCAAGCTTGAGGCGTTTGCGCTCTCGGGCTTGTTCGATCTCTGCAGCATTGAGGTTAATCAACGCATTTGATTCAGTATCACGAACAAGCCCGGAGTGCCCTTTCACCGGCACATATTTTGACATTTATACCGCCAAATAACGTAGTCTTAGGTTTCTCATCGATGGAGAAGCATCAGCACCTTTCATCACAAACTTCACTTGCACTTGGTTAAACGGCTTGAGTGTACCGCCCTTACCTCCTGCGAGCCATTGTGCTTCACGGAATCTGCCGCTGTTGTCATAAGGTACTGCATCAACAAGAGGCTGTTGTGTCCAATACTTCTCATAAATGTTTTCATCAGCAGACGCAGTACGATAGTACATTACGATGTCGGTAGCATCTGGAATATTGATTGCGGCTCGTGCTTCAATACCCACTGCAGCTTGCTCAAGGAACACTGGAGTTGTAATATGCTTCGAACCAGTTGTTCCACCATACGGCTGAGTCTCATCAACAGGATTGATTGCAGGTGTCACATCCGGATTGTCAATGCAGAAGCCCACGAGAACAAGCGACGCTCTTTGTAGATCAACCACAGGCGAAACATAGTCGCTTGCTGTCTTCAGATCCACTTTGACATAAGAAGACGACACGCCAGCACCAAGATTTAGAGTTTCTGCAGCAACATTATACACTGCTTTTGGTGTTGCAAACTCAACGTTTTGCTTAGGCGTGATGCGCGAGTATTCTTCGTCTTGCGACCAACGTCCCGCAGCAGTGATTCTTGTACTAGAAATGTTCTTACCTTCAGTGAACTTAGCAGAAACATCAATCGAAGTATTGTTCGGAATGAGTGTTTCAATATAAGGATTAGTCACATTGAAGATTGCGTTTCGACGCGACAACACTTTAGAACCACCACCAATCGAAGAACTGGTAGCATTAGGTGCAGAACCACTCGCAGAATCATATCTGAAAGTAAAGCCATGAATGTCTGCAGAATCGACAGTGTGGCTGCCGTTGAGCCATGCCGATGCTGTGATACCGCCAACGTCTTCTGCGCTGTCGATAAACGCTAGATCGCCTGGCTCAAGCCCGTGACACATGTGATGCACATAGACTTTCTTTGTACCTGCATATGTCTGCAGAGGATTGCTCTTGAGCAGCTTAGCAGGCAGACTTGCATTCTTCAGAATCAAGCTTGCACCACCAAGATCGAAGCTTGCTCTCTTCAGCTTGTACATGAGGTCTTGGTCTTTAGTCTCAATCCAGAACATACCATTCTGAGGCAAGAACAGAGAACCAGGTGCAGGCTGAGTTGTCACAATCTTCGACGTAGAACCAAATACGGGCTCTTTTGTCTTCGCGCTGTATAGCTCATAGTCAGTAGACTGAGACGAAACAACAATTGCGTAATGTGTCCATGGGTCTAGATAGATGGGCTCATCAAACGTAAATGTTGTGGGCTTAGACTGAATCACAGAAAGCGTAGCATCAGCGCCGATTTCTGTAACGCTACCTGGATTCAGATACACATGAGAACCAGGTACAATCTCGTGATTCGACGGGCGACTATTTACTACAGGGCGCAGATGAATCGAAACAGGCAGATTACCAGTGTCTTTTGTCTTGAAGTATAGTTGAATGCTGGTCAAAACCACACCAAACTGATTGTCAACATAGAATGTCTGTGCGAGCGGATTCTGAGGTGCATTCATTGTCGAAACAATGTTAGACGCAAACTGATTCTTGTCAACGTCAACATAGTCCGAAAGAACTTGAGACATTTCACCAGTGTTGTCAAGCCCGCGCAGTGCAGCAACGGACAGACCAGCAGCACCAGGACCATACTTACCTGCTAGCTTAGGATCGACAATCTTGACCTGTGCTTCGCGAACTTGGTTCGTATAATCTTGCAGTTCTTTTGCACTATATGTTTGCGGGAAGTTTGCCCAGTAAGGAATCGGCCAGTTATACTCATTCGGGCGAGTGCTAGTCAATTGACTCCAAACAGAACCTTTCGCTGCATAGTACGCAAACGCTTTGCTACCTGCGGCAGCCCAGTCATTGGTGTCAATGTCAAGAAGCTTGAACTCACGAATACCAGAACGATATCTTTGCCCTTATGTCTTAACTCTTGCTTTTTGATTTACTTTAGAAAGATAGAAGTCAGGTGTAATGTTAGGCACAAAGAAAGAACCAATGATTTCACCATTCGCGTCAGAGATAAGATCGGTAGATCCGCTTGGGTGTGCAGTGATTGCTTGGTGAGTACGCTGGTTACCGTTGTCATCTGTGCGATCAGAGAACTGCACAAACGTGGCTTCTTGACGACACCACTGTGTCACCTTCTCGCCATCAAAGAACGGAGTGAACTTGGTGTTTGGCTTCAAGCCCTTTGCATGGAAGTAAATCTTTCTAGAACGAATCCATGGAATCAAGGCAAGATCAACAATTCGCTTACCTACAGTTTCGCGCAGAGTGTCAGAAGGAACAA